AAAAACACTTTGAACAAAATGGAGCAGAATAATACCGAAAATATAGATGTCAGATATGAATATAAACAGTCTGAAATAGTAAATGAAGTTCTTTCTGATATCAAATTTAGAGAAAAGAAAGGATTTCTTCAATATGGAACTACTGTTGATCGTACTGACTATGATTTAAAGATGTGGTTGAAAGAGGCATATGAAGAGTGTTTAGATATGGCTGTTTATCTAAAAAGTGCAATTAACAAAATAAATAAAAAATGAGATACGGATCTGTATGTAGCGGAATAGAAGCAGCCACTATGGCATGGCATCAATTAGGATGGACTCCGCAATGGTTTTCTGAAATAGAGCCTTTCCCATCAGCAGTTTTACAGCACCATTACCCCAATGTGCCTAATCTTGGGGATATGACTAAAATTCACTCAAATCCTATTTTTAATGAAACAACTATCGATGTTCTCGTTGGAGGAACTCCCTGCCAATCATTCTCAGTCGCAGGTCTCCGAAAAGGAATGGAAGACCCTCGTGGTAACCTGGCCCTTGAATTCTGCCGACTTGCTTTCAAAGCAAAACCCAAATGGCTCGTATGGGAAAATGTCCCCGGTGTTTTGTCAAGTAACGGAGGAAAAGATTTTGCTTCCCTCCTCGGGGCGTTGGGGGAACTCGGGTATGGGTTCGCATACAGAGTTCTTGACGCTCAACACTTTGGAGTCCCACAAAGACGCAGAAGAGTCTTTCTTGTCGGATATCTTGGAGATTGGAGACCTGCCGCAGCGGTTTTATTTGAGTCCGAAAGCCTGCTCGGGTATAATACGAAGAGCAGAAGTAAGGGGCAAAAAGTTACCAGAGAGGTTGAGGGAAGCTCTACTGCATACCGTAAATCAAGCAGAGCAACAACCAAAGACGGATTAGAAACTTGGGTAGAAGATCAGGTGTCAAATACATTAAATTGTTTTGATGTGGGAGACGTTAGGTCTACTATGTCTGTTGTGGAAAATGGGTCTTGGTGGGATGGAGGACAAACAGCAGCAAGTTTAACTACTCGTTGCCATGACCAATATATGCCTGACAAGGGACACTTCTCTGCTGTGATTCAAAAAGATAATTCTAATTCAGACCCTATTATTAATATATCACCAACTATTAAAACTTCAAAAGGAAGTAGAGGAGGATGTAGTTTGGAAGCAATAGATGAGATTAAAGCTGTTTTTTATAATGATAAAAAAAATAATGAAATATCTGCTGTAATTCAGAGCGAAGAAAAGACTGCTCTATGTTTTAAAGTTAGAGGAGGTGTTTCTGAAAACTCAGGTGAACAAGGAGGTGTCCCTGGTAAATCAGCAGGAAAAGGTTATCTCGGAAGTGAGGAGAAGTCTTTTACCATTGCCACATCACCGGATCAATGGTTATTTGAGGATAAAAAATCTAATGCCGTATTCGCTCTTGCTGAAAACACTATTGGAAGGCAACCATTAAATGGTGGTAACGGAGATGGTTTTACAGAAGGCGGTCCTATGTACACATTGAATGCATCAGGAGTTCATGGAGTTGCCGTTGATATGTACAACATGAGTATTAACGAACAGACATCTCAAACTCTTTCATCCTCTGCTTCGGATATCAATCACACAGGCGGTACAATTACGAACTCACGAGTTCGTAGACTTACCCCTGTAGAGTGTGAGCGTTTGCAAGGATTCCCAGACAACTTTTCTAATATCCCATACAGAAATAAAGATGAGTCTCCCGATAGGCCAAGATATAAGGCACTTGGAAACTCTATGGCTGTCCCTGTTATGAAATGGATTGGTCAAAGAATACAAGAAGTTGAAGATATACTTAATGAACAAAACAATGTCGAAAAACAATAGAAAAATCATTTCAGTAGTGTTATTATTCATGGTAACTTGCATCTCAATAAGCTGTACAACAAATAATTACTACCCTGTAAATAAGGTAATATATTCTAACGCTGATAGTTCTGTTAAGGAAATATGTGACAGCATAAATATAGACTTTAATACAGTTGGAACAACAACAGATCCTGAATGAAAACACTAAATAGTTTAAGCGGTGGAAAAACAAGCTCCTATATTGCCGTACATTACCCGGCTGATTACAATGTATTTGCATTGGTTACTACTACCGATAAAGAATGCCTTTTTCCTGACGAAGAAGTTAGAAAAATAGTATCTGACAAGATTGGTAGGGAGTTTATTGGGACTCTAGAAATGGATGAAACAATATATACAATACTTGATCTCGAACAATTTATTGGAAAGAAAATAGACTGGGTTGTAGGAAGACCATTTGATGAAATTATACAGAGAAAGGATAAAATATACTTGCCAAATAAAGTCCAAAGGTTCTGCACTATAGATATGAAACTAAAGCCAATTATGTCTTTTTGGTATGACAATATCAGAGAGCCTATAGAAATGAGAATTGGATTCAGAGCAAATGAGATGAGAAGAGCAAAGTCAATGCTTGAGAGGACAGAGGAAGATGGCTTTGTATACGATAAGTTTATTGTAGGAAAACACCCAAGCGGTAAAAACAAGTGGCAAAAAATGAAATATCAGTCACCAAGATTTCCTCTAATAGAAAATGGAATATTTAAAGATGAGATAGAAGAGTATTGGAAGGACAAGCCAGTTCGATTTGCATACATGAATAATTGTGTAGGTTGCTTCCACAGAAATCCAATACTCCTCAAGCACATGGCAACAAAAGCTCCTAATAAGTTTGAATGGTTTTGCAAGCAAGAAAGAAACCAAGGATATGAAAACAATAATGGAGGATTCATCACCGGAATGTCATATGACGATATATTAAAAACAAAACTTCAAATTGAGCTGTTTGACGATGATTTTAATGAATGTGACTCTGGGTATTGCGGACTATAAAATAAACAAATAATGACTATAAAACTAAATGAATCTGAGGTACATTTCTTGAGAACAATTGCCTCAACAAGAGCTTTTTTTAGCAGAAAAAGAGGTGTGGTAGACCAAAAGTTTGCTTCAGACAAGTCGGGATATGAAATTGACTTTGATGGATGCCTCTCCGAATATGCATTCTGCAAGTGGCATAATATAAACTTTAATCTATCTTTTGGAGATGATACAGCAGGTCAACCCGACTGCATATATAAAAGTTTAACCATAGATATAAAAAGCACTCGTTTGAAAAATGGAAGACTTATAGTTAAATTAAATGCAGTCCCTGTTGATATGTATGTACTTGCCATTGTACAAGATGACAATACTATCTTCTTTCCTGGGTACATTAGGTCAGAAGATATAAAGAAAGAAGAAAATATTCGTAACTTAGGGACCAGTGAATCGTATGTCTTAGACCAGGATCAATTATTAAGATTTAAAGAAAATGTACAGAAAAAATAGACACTCCATCATATTCAGCGAAGATGATGATGACAAAGTATTAGAAGTTACAGAATGGTCCAATGGAGCAGGCGTAGACTTCTCAATAGAACATCGAGGATGTAGAAATACATACCCACTCTCATATAAAGATTTTAGAATACTCAGAAAACTAGTAAAAGAATTACTTAAAAATGTTGACTAAAGGATACTACATAGAGGCAGAAGAAGTTATGACTACATCTGGAGGAATTGATTTCTTTGATATTGCCCCACAAGACACAACCGTTTTAACAATGTTTGATATCCGAGATGTGATGTCAATACGCCAAGTAGACGAAACCATACCACAATACTCTGTAATAGAAATAGGCATGGGTAATCCACGCCTATTCAAAGTGCCGTATGAGGCTATAAAGAGTTATTTTCTAAATAGAGATTCTATTTAAAATACTAACGACCTCTCATTTTAGCCTTACATGAAGGACTTGTTCCAACTTTTTTATTTCTTTTTTGTGCAAATTTAGAAGCACCTGTGCTATAATTTGCCTTACCTTTTCTTGACAAATCAATACCAAAACTAGATGATTTTTTTTTAGGATTGTTTTGCTTTTGAGCATCTTTAGAAGCCTTTTTAAAATCCTTAGCAGTTTGCCTAGCTTCTTTTTTATAATCACGAGCTGACTTAATACCAAGCCTTTCATTTTCAAGTTTATTAGCTTGATTAATTTCCCTCCTAGTCATTTTTTTCTCGAGTGGAATTGAAGATGTTTTTTTTCTATCGTATCCTGAAAAATTACCCACATTCATGCCTGTAAATGGGACTTGATTTTTATTTACACCTACGTTAGTGGCTGGCTGTTTTTTCTTTTTAAATTGTAACATTTTTATATATTTTTATTTCTTGGTAAATATAATTATTTTTCTCTAACCGGTCTACTTTCTGTAGTAAATCCTTGATATATTTTTAACTTGCAAACTATAGCATAAGTATCTCTAGTACCTGCGTATATTAACCTACGATCAACCTCCGTAACTAATATATCGTTAGATTTTGGATAAGACATTTTTGCAAAGTCTGATATAAACAAGTCAGCACTTTGGTTAGCAATTAATTGGTCATCATTGGCAGAACTAAAAGTCGCAGCGACTACTTCAATTGTAGTAATTGGGACCGCCTTGTAGTAGTTCAAGTTGTACCCATCATTTGAATTGTCAACAACTAATTCTTTATTTGCTTTAAGTTTATTTAAGGCGTTCATTTCTTTTTATATTTAGGATTTTGCTTTATTTTTTTCTCCTGAGCAAGCATAGCCTTGGTAGGCTTTTTACCCGATCCGGCCTTTGCTCTAATGTTGTTCCATAGGGAGTTTTCTACTCCGAGTTTGTTTAACTTTTTCATGACCCTTTAACCCATTTTTTATTTTTTGGTTGAGCAGTCTTACTAGGACTCCATTTAACTTTGTCGGCCCAATATGCGGCACTCATCTTACCCTTAGATATATTCTTAGCGTGACGAGATTTAAAAGCCTCACGTTGCCCTGCTGTTTGGTTAGTCTTTACACCCTGTTGACCAAAGCGAATGGTTTTAACTTGGTCACCTTCTTTAGCCACAACAATGTGACTCTTGGTTGGATGATCCGGAGTTCTCTTGGGTTTATTAAAACCAGCGACTCCTGCACGAGCTAAACGAGAATCTTTTTGCATTACCCTTGACCTTTATATAGTTTTTTATAGTTTCTAGAATTCTTTAGTTGAGAAGATTTGGTTTTAGCGTGTACGCCTGGTCTCCTTACCTTAGCCTTCCTTTTAAAGTTATTTTCCTTTTGAACCCTTGCCATTCCTTTTTACTTTTTTATTCAAACTCATTTTAGGGACACCTCTCCTCATAGATATTTCTGAGGCTGTAGATGCATAATAATTTGAATAACCATTATTCATATCGTTGGATAAGTTCTTTAATTTAGCCATTATTTTTTAAACTTATAATTCCTAAGAACAGGCACGTTACCTATAGAAATTTGTCTCTCAACAGATTTTTTATAAGGAGTCTCATTTCTATTATTAACTCGAACAACCCTTTTCTTAGATTGAATTAATTTATTTGGAGCAGATTGTTTTTCAACTGTAACAGTCTTACCCTTGGGTCCAGTTGTAGAGTATTTAACCTCTTTCATTTTAGTTGCCCCACTAGCCCTTGTGATGTATGTTTTTTTTGTATTTCCACCATCACTTATTATAGTTTCTTTTTTTCTTTTAAACATAGCAATATTATTTTAAGTCCCTTCTCCTTTTTGTAGATTTATAAGTTGTCCCATTGATGTCTGACTTATAGCGTTTCTCCTTTACTTTTTGACCACTTCTGTTGTATTTATCTACATCATATGAGAATTTAAAATTCTTTTCATCAAAATCAGAATACTTATTCTTTTTCTCTGCACCGGACTTGTAATAAGTAGTTTTTTTTGTTACCTCTCCTTTTGGAGTGTTAGAATAGAACTTAGATTTTATAATCTTTTTCTCACCACCATCTTTAGGAGTGAGGGTTTTTAATTTATATGTTACAAGACCACCTGTGTTTTCATCATACCCTCTCGTTTTATTTTTCATTCGTGTAGTGGTGACAACACCTTTTCTAGTGTTTCTTGTAACTGTAACTTTTTTTCGACCATCTGATTTTTGAACAATTCTTTTAGGCATAGCTTTATATTTTATAGACACAAATATACACATATTTTTTTTTATTACATATATCGTGTAATATATTTGCTTAACTAATTTATAATGTATAAAGACATGGACAATAATTATCTCTTTCTAAGATCACAAGTCAAAGCATTTCACCCAAATTGGAGCGAAGAACAAGTAGATTCCGAGGTGAAGAAAATAATTGATGGGGATGAAGAGGATGGAGGTTGCCTCTATTGTGGGTCGTAACAAGTAATTGTTAACATCTTTTTTTTAAAATGTATGTAAACTTTTTACTATATTTGTAAAATAATTAAAAAAACACAAGTATGGAAAAGTTAAACATGAGTATGGATCAGGCTGAACAATTGGGTAATACTGTTCGTGATACTCTCATTATTTTACTCGTAATGAACTCAGAAAAATCTAATGAGGAAATCTCCTATAACTTGAAGGAAACTATTAATGCCATTATAGATACAGTAGTAGATGGAAACTTTGACGCTATCCGAGAGAGTAAAGAATTTGCCTTATCAGTTAAGGAAGCTAAAGAAGCTATGGCTTCAGAAGATAATTAATTAGCTCCGTTGGTTAGGAAAGAAACATTTCGGAGAAAAGTTCGGAGGTCAAGATGAAAAGTAAAAGACTCACAGAAGAGGAAATGCTAATAGAAATAATAAACACAATGTTTATTATAGCCGGTCATAATGTAACATACGAAGATATCAAAGGTCGACAAGACAAATGGTACACACAATGGACCATGACTCCAGAACAAGAAAAGAAGTGGATGGAGTGGATGATCTCATACTATCGTAAGAATAAAAGAATGACAATAAGCTACGCAAAAAGAGCCGCAGCATGGACAAACCTAATGTGGGGACTAACCGTAGTACAACCATTAGTAGAACAGAAAAATGAGTGACATAAGCAAGTGTTCGGGTGAAGGATGCCCTCACAAAGAAAAGTGCTACCGATTCACAGCTCCTGCCGATGAATACCGCCAGGCATATTTTACAAAGCCGCCAATCAAGGACAATGGAACCTGCGATATGTTCTGGGGACAGACACAAACAGATATCCTCTCCCAACTCAAAGAAATCGTAAAGGGATAGTTTGACAAAAATACTTGCTCATTTTGACTTTTTGATGTATCTTAGTGAAAAGTCAACATAATGATATACTTTATCCAACACACCGATTTTATAAAGATTGGTTACACAAAAGAAATACATAAGCGGTTAAACCAACTACAGGTTAGCTGCCCAGTAAAATTGAAGGTTCTTGGTTTAATTCCAGGAGGCTTTGAAGATGAGTCAAAACACCATATCATGTTTGAACATCTACGTTCTCATGGCGAATGGTTCTCTGCTAACCAGGAACTTATAGACTTTATCGCAAAACAGAATACCGATTTAATGTGGAAGCATGGATTCCAAGAACATGAGTATAATGAAATGGGAATACTCAAAGAATGTAGAAAAAGAGAACACCTCTCTTTGGAAAGATTAGGAGAAAAATTAGGAACGTCTAAGCAAAGTGTTCAGAGCATGGAGAGAAGAACTTTGAATGGCAGCATCACTTTAGGAGCATTGGTAAAAGCATTACACGCTATGGGGTACAGGTATGAATACAGAGCAGTTAAAATTGTTACCACACTATAGTGTGTTTTAGCAGTCATTAACCCTGATTTTACTACATAATGTATAGAATAGCCACCATAATGTGGTTTTGGTAAAACGGCCAACCTCAGATGTCCCATAAAAAAAGACAACTGATGGATTTTTATACCCTATAAGGTATGTTATACCTTCCGGTATTATACCAAGTACCCGAATGGGTATATATGAAATAGATGTTAAAAACCACATCTGTCGCATATATAGTAAACTTTTGTGACGAGCTTGGTCGGTACTTGGTCGGTACTTGGTCGGTACTTGGTCGGTACTTGGGGGAAGTATAGTAAACTTTTGCGACAAGCTATTGTGGAAAATATTCTCCAGAATCAGCCCTTTAGTGGAAAATAATCCCCAACCCCTATGGCTTAGTAGAAAATATTTGCCAAGTACGGAAGTAAAAAGGTGCATGAATTTTTCCAAAAACCTCATGCAGAATGTCCAGTATTTTGTGCAATAAACGTGACTCTACTACCCAGGGACAAACTGCCCCCACAGGAAAGTAGACAAACCACCTACGCCCAAAATAACCATTAGGTTGACTCCAACAAGATGGGTAGTAGCACTAACCAACCAAACATCTAAAGGTCTCGAATTAACCACCTTTAACACAATACCAAAAAAAAAATATATAGTTCAGATATTTATGTATATTTGCGTATAATTAAAAAATAAAAAATAATGGGTCCAAAAGAAACAAGACAAGCGAATACAACTCGCAAAAACCTTTTAGGAAGAACAGTTT